GCGGTGATCGCGTACGAAGTCGTACCGGCCGCAAAGGTCGGCGCCAGCGTCTCGGTGCCTACCGTCAAGCTGGACAAGGTCGCGTCATTGGCAGTATCTCCCGCAAAATCCATAGCGGTCGTCACCGTCGCGCCGTCGATGTTGATGGCCACGAAAGCGCCCGGGACGATCGGCACGCCGTCCGCGCGCTGCTTGCCGCGGAAGACAGTGTTGTCCTGAATAAACTGCACCGATCTGTCGCTTTCGATCTCCATGCCCGCGCGCTGCGCCAGCAGATACAGATCTCCATACCCGCCGACGATGTCACCATCTGGCATAAATTCCAAAATGTCGATGTCGCCGTTCACGATCGGGAGGACGCCAAAGATGTTGGACACGATATCGCCCTGTGCCGTAAAGGTGATCGTTTTGGATTTCAGTTTCGCGTAGGTCTTGGAGTTCATTGCCCAGAACTGGATTCCGCGGGAATACTTGGTGTATGTGTTCCCGGCCGCCAGCGCCAGCGCCGACCAAAAGTCCGCGCCGGTCTTGGACGCGTCGATGCTCTGGATGTTGGTGGTGTGCAGATCAGTCCAGGCCGGAGCGTCGGACGGATAGTCGGACGGCTTCGTCTGCTGGGCAAGCCGGGTGACGATACCCATCGGCATCTTGCTGCCGGAGCCTTTTCCGTACAGGATCGCTTTGTCCAGCGCCAAACCGATCGCCTGCGCCAGCGCTTCCACGATGTACGACGCAAGGGCAATGTCATTATCTTCCAGCAGCGCGTTGCACACCGGCACATAGCCAGCTACTTTGTAGCCGTCGAGCGAATAGGAATTAAATTCCAGCGACAGCTCGTTGATCGCGCCGCACATCTCTGTCCACACCGCTTCCGGGATGACACCCGCCACGACCTGACGGGCGACTCCAGCGACGTTGCGCACGCGCACGCGGTTGATGAGCTTGCTGTACCTGTACATATTTTCCGCCACCAAGTCCAGCAGCACGGTCGGGATCGTCAGACTGCCGCCCGTGATCGCGCGCGTCTGGCCCTTGTACGCCCGCAGCTCGGAAAGGAATTTTTTCACATCCTCCCGCTGCATCATGCTTTCCCGCTGCTCAGTCGGCAGCGCATCTACGACCGCTTTGCCAATCGGCAGCGACCGCACGTCAAAATTTGCCATGTTCATACCCCTTTCGGATTTCGGTTCTTCTTTTTTCTGCAAAGCCGGATCAGACCTTTCCAGCTCTTCCAGCTCTCTTTCGAGCGCGGAAATGCTTTCCAGCAGGTCGGCTTTGCTTTTTTCGTGTGCCGCTCGATCAGCTTCAAACTGGTCAATTTCGGCAGAAACGGCATTTTGCTGTTCCTCGGTTTCGACTTCGGCAACGCTTTTTTCCAGCTCAGCTTCGCGCGTCTGCATTTCTGCATCTTTTGCGGTGAATTTGGCAAGCTCTGCCTTTTTGTTTTCGATGCTGCGCCGCAGCATCAGCGCTTTCAGTGCCATGCTTTCATACTCCTTTCAGGCGTTTCGCCTGCGATTTTTTCCATTCTTCGAGCTTCCGCTCTTTGATGGTGTCGATTTCCTTTTTCCGGGCTTTTACTCCGGTTTCCTCATACGCGGGAAAAGTGACCACCGACACCTCGTACAGCTTGACTTTTCGGATGTGCCATACGGTCGGCTGCCCTTTTTCCTGCTCCATCAGCTCGTCGAGGATGTCAAAGCCGAAAGAGCACTGCGTGACGTCGCCGCGCTTGACACGTTCGTAGAGATTTACCGCATCTTGGTCGTTCGGGTTGATTTTTACATCTCCCCAAAGTCCATGATCGTCCACTTCCAGCGTCAGCGTCCCGGCCGTCGTGCGTCCGAGTACCAGCGTCGTGTCATGATTGCACAGAGCGCGCACGTCTTTGTCTCTGGCGAGATCAAAAGCCCCGACGTCCACCGTCTCATATGCATCATCCCACAGCCAGTATTTGCCGTCAAAAACGGCAAAATATCCCTCTATGTGTTTTTCGCCGTTCTCCTCGCGCGTCTTAAAGCCGACGCCTTCATGGATAAGCGTTCTTTTCATCATTTTCCATCACCACCATTCAGCTTCGCTTGATCGCCCAGCCGGTCGGCCGGGACATAGTTTTCGAGCGCCAAAAGATCGTCCATATCCGGATCGGGTGGTAAGCCGAGCCAGTCACGCCATTCATTTCGGCGCAGCGCCATGCGATCTACCATCTGCCCACCAGCTTCCACCATTTCAGTCATGGAGTAGCTGTAAAGGCTCCAGCTGTTAAACCGAAAATACAGATCCGGGCTTATGAGCAGCTTTTGCGTCAGCTCCTGCTGGATGTTTTGCGCCATGGGCATTATTGTCGTATTTATAAAGCTATTCCATGCATCCCGTGAAAAGTCTCCGACTCCCAGTACAAAAGAGGGGATGCCGAGGATCGATGCGACGGTCTGCTTGTCCAGCTTTACAAAATCCGCCAGCGCAAGATCGGACAGCGTCAGCGGCTTCACTTGCTGGACGTCGAACTGCTGCGCTGGGATCAGCCACGGCTCGCCAGCTTGCCCTGCGCGGCAGTAGCTTTCGAGCAGCTTGTCGCGTCCCTCCGGGCTGGAAAATTCATCCACGAGCGCGTCTACTTTGATGATAAGCGACGGCTTGTACTCGCTGGACATAAAGCCCTTTTCCGTCGCGGCGGCCTGCCGAAGATTTTGCGCCACGTCCGCCAGCGTCAGCCGGTATCCCTCGCCAAGCCACGGATAAAAGCGGCCGGGATTGCATCGGAAGTGCAGCACCCGATCCGGCTTGTACTCCTGCCCGGAGATCATGATCTTATATCCGTACTCGCCATCCGGCACAAAAGCCGTGTAGGCTGCCGGGATGGGAATCAGGTCTTTCAGATACCCGGCGCGCGTCTTTGGATAGACGACTGCGTTCCCATCACCATCCAGCATCATCGTGCGGACGATCCACCGGACGAACTCACTGCGCGTCAAATTTTGGTTGGGATTTATATCCACTTTCTTCGCCAGCTCATCAATCACGCGCACGTCCCCGGCCGGGGTATTGCGCATGAGATGGATGGTCATGCTGCCGATCAGCCGCGCGATGGTGTCCACGGCCGTGCATACCTCCGGATTTTGCGACAGCGGCACATATCCAGTGCATTCCAAACTTTTCCAGCTGTTTTGATCTGCCACCCATACCAGGCTGCGCTTCTGTGCGGGTTCATCCCGCGCGGTCGGTTTGGCTCTGCGTTTTTTGCTCATGTCCTGTCCTCCGATAGATTGGATATAATTTCCTTTTCTCGGTCACTTAATTCCCACACTTCGGCTCTTTCTCGGTCGGCTCTTTCCCGGTCGGCTCTTTCCCGGTCGGCTCTTTCCCGGTCGGATAAAAGTAGTCCGCCGCCATATATGGATTTGCCTGATGGCTTTTGTGAATCCAATGCCGAAATTATTTCACACTCGTCGCGATTTACTTCATAGTACACCCCGCGCAGTGCGTATGCATTCACTTGTGCAGCGGTCAGCACCGAATCGGGATATACATATTTTGGCATTTGCTTTTTCTCTTTTGCGCTTCGTTCTTTGCACTCTTCTTTTAGTGCACTATGCAGGATAGGCGCTGAGTACGCAACTCGTGATTTATCCATATTGGTAACGAATGCCGTTGGTACGGACGCGCCGTTTTCGTATGTGATCTGTGCGTTCGCATATATCTTGCACACGCTGCGCCATCTATCCGATCCGATTCTTAGGCTTGTCAGCCCGGGAGCAAAAAGGAAAAATTTTATATCCCGGTCAAGATAGAATCGCACGATTTTGGAAACGATGGAAAATGGTGGGTTATCAAGTACCACGCAGCCATCCGGATAGTCATAGCTTTCATAATCACCACCCGGCCAGAAAGGACGGACTATTTTTTCTTCTCCGAATTTGTACTGCTCCATAGCAAATTTTTTTACTATTTCATACACACCGGCAGGAGTGTAGCAGTCGTCAGTCGTCAGCTTGATTTTGAATTTGTCAACAAATTCCTTATACTCTTCCGTTTCAACGAGTTCTATGTTCTCATTATTTACCATTTATTTTCCACCCCACCAAGATTTCGCTTTCTGCGTGCTCTCCATATTTTCGAGGTATCGGATCGCTGCAAAGACGGATGCATCAAAGACGTCGATCCGCTGCGTCGGTCGAATTTTGTCAAATTGAACCATGTCATCCGTTTTTTCCACTGCGCGCACGTTTTGGATGCAGTACTCGAAAGCGTCACTGTGCAGATAGTACAGCTTTTTATTCTTCGCCATCTTTTCCAGATATCGGAAACCCTCAGATTTTTTGAAATAATACTGTGGTTGGTCAATAATGACAAATCCCGCTTCTTTCATGCCGACAAAGTACTCGCGGCAAAATTTCCGGTCATGCCCGACTTGCCGGATACGGAAGCCGCGCTTTTTCATGCTCAAAAACCAATTTATTACATCCGCGTGATTTACTGTCGGCGCGTTGCACATCGTCAGCCAGCCATCTTCTTCCCATCCAAAAAGCGGTATATTATCTTCATCGGCTTTTTGGTGTGCTGCGACGATGGGGAAGAAAGCGTGCGGGACGATGATCCCGACGTCGCCATACATCCCGTAAAGCGCCGTGGCGGTCAGGTCGTGCAGCTTCGACAGGTCT